AGATGATATATTTACGCTTATTACTGGTACCGTTAATCCTCCGGGGGCTGGATTATTTAAAGCATTAAAAACTCTTTGTTTAGGAGCATAAACATATAATACTTTATTACCGCTTAACGGTTCGATAGTCGTTTTTTTATTTCCTGATAAATCGGGAACATAGCTGTATCTTTTAACAACAACATCGTTAAAAGCCGATACAAATTGCTCCATTAAAGTTTGTATCTCCCAATTGAAAGTATAAGATTTCATTGAGAAATATTTACCAAAAAACTAACTCATATCTTTTTTAAGTAATTCAATATCTACAATTTTTCTTACGCAGGAACAAAGTTGATAAGTAAAATTATTTAAATCTCTACCAAGATGACCTTTACCGTAACACTTTTTACATGAATAATTTGGTTTTGTTTTTAAAGGAATCTGTCCGTTATATAAATTTTTAACGTCTTCTTCCAATATTTCCAAATACTGTCCTGAAAATATATTATATATGAATTTATTTGTTTGCATTTATAGTTAAAATTGTATCCCAAAATTTATTACCAGCGACTTTTTTTGGATAAAAAATCAAATTGGTTTCTATTTCAGGTGAAAATTTATATAAACATTTTAACCTATAGTCAAAATATATCAAGTTTTCTTCTTGATAAAATTCTATATCATACGGTATAGGTAATTCTATTTTTTCGTGTGTTTTTTTATCGTTTTCCAACACAAAATTAATATAAAAGTTTTTTTGATTAAAAATAACTAATTTGCCGTTTTTAAATTGTTTGTTTTTTAATTCTAATGATATATTTTTTTGTAATAAAAATTTACATATATCTTCTATTTTTGTTCCGTTAATAGTCATTGATTTACTTTATAAAATTGTCCTTTTTCAGTTCTAACTTGATAAAATTTTTGACCGGTGGGTTTATAGCCATACATAGATCCCGCCGAATTCAATAAAAAATTTCTTTTTTGATCGGTCGTCATGTTTTTTAATTTTTTATCGAAAAATTCCCAAAATCTTTGCTCTGGTTGAGTTGGTATAGCCATTACCGGCTCACAAGATGAAGCTGGTATATTTCTCCAATCTTGCATGATTAAATCGTAAACGGTAACCAAACCCTTCGACGCTGCGTTATACGGGTGTGGTTGTGTTGGTGGTGTAAAATTAAAAATTTGTTTGGTTAAAGACGAATTTAAAAAGACAGTATCTCTTGTGCATAAGATCCTTCTAGTTGAAGGAGATACGGATTTATTTCTTCTTGTAAATAAAATTTCTACAATATTTTTTTCACACAAAAGTTGCAATCCACCAACTGTCATAGTTATTATTTAGGTTCACAAACACCAAATATTCTACATTCGTTTAAGAAAACTATATTTTTTAACCCGTTTAAATTAGCAACTTGAAGTCCTTTGTCACTTGGAAATATAATGACATCGTTTTCTTTTACTGTTTTACAGTCCGGTCCTGCTAAAATAACCTTAGCCAATCTCCATGCAAATTTAGCAACATTTATGGGTACAAAAATAGATCCTCTTTTTATTTCGGTTCCGTCGTCATTAGTATCTATATACTGACACATTAATATGTCATCTAAAACTTTGGTTAATGTCCACTCGTCTAACATTATAGATTCGTTGGTATAATTTTCTATTTGAATTTTACCCCCGATTACGTCTTCTTGATTTGGTCGTGCTATCATAATATTATTTAAAACTTTAATTCAAAAAATCAAGAGTTTGATTATAAAGTTTTAATTCTCTAACTGAAAGTTCATATTTTTGAGCCAAATCTTTATAATCTTCTTCTTCATTGTTTTTGATTTTACTATTTTTTTTAAAATAAGAAATATTTTTGTTGTTTTTTGGTAAAATACATTTATAAAATTTAAAAATATCAAGCCTATTAGATTTTTTTAACCAAAAATTGGTAGTTAAATTTAAAATTTTAGCCATCTCTGGATGAGACATGCTTATCCATCTATTTAAAGAATAGTAATTTTTGAATAAAAAATTTTCATCGTCTATGTCTTGTTTTTTTAAACAAAAATCTAACAGTTTGAATAATTTAGTATCCATTTTTATATATCTCTTTAAACAATTCGGCGGATTTTCGCCATTCTATGCTATTCATACTATCCCCAAGCCCAAAATGGGTAACTTTTATTGGATAAACTCCAAGTTTTAATCTATTTTTATTCGCTAAAAGACAAAATGTTATATCGTAATGATGAAATGTAAAATTTTCGTCAAATTTAGTATTAGTTTCTAATAATCTGTTTACATTTACGGCTATGAATAAACCATCTAAGACTAATGCTCTGGACTCTGTTGGTCCAAAAACGGTAGTCCAAACCGTTTTATCCTTACTATGGGCAACTTCCCCTACAAATTTACTTCTATCCGACATCAAATGCCAAGCTGGTATCTGTGATTTTAAATTACATTCTTTAGAACCAGCCAATCCTAAAATATCATATTTGGAAAAGGCTATATCTAATTTTTCAAAAAAGAATAAGTCTTCAATTAAAACATCGTCGTGTACAAAAATAAGATAATTATCTTTATTCGTAGAGTTTATAAAAGAATTATAAACTTTTGATAGTCCATTGGTGTTTTGATATATAATTTTAGAATTACCCCACAACATATTTTTATCTAAAAACAAAGCCAATTGACTTTTTTCTTTAAATTCTTCTTTGTTAAAAGGCGTAGCGCAAATTATTTTGTATTTGTTTACGTTATTTGACATATTTAAAGATAAATATAATATAGTTTTGTATGAAAAGCAATAATATTCAATTAAAAAATCTAATAAATAATAATTTAAAGAAAAATAACATACACGAACAATCTGAAATTGCTTACGCTTCTAGATTTTTTCATAATTTAATAAAAGAACAGGATGAATTGCCAAAATCCGATGATGATGCAAATGTAAAAGATTTACCATCCGCAGAAGACCAACAAAAAGCTCCGGAAGAATTTACTCCTGACATTAATAAAAAGGATTTTGAAAATTCTTTAGATAAAGATACTCCTAGTGATAAATTTGATGTTGAGGGCGTTTCGGCGGAAAAAGCAGCGGAAGTAATAGCTTCCATTAGAGAATGGTCATCGAAGTTAGACGATTTTGCTGAATTTTTAAATGATCCCTCGCAAACAACCAGCGAAGGTCGTCCGTCTTTACATAAGATATTGTCAGATGGTGATAGATCAGGTAGTTTATTAAGAGGTATTACTAGAAAAGCTAGTGATTCTATAACAAGAATTGCTGGTGAAGTTGAAAAATTAAAAGAAATATTAAACACATATATAATAACTGCTCCTAAAAAATTAAGAGATACCGAGGGGCAAGTCGCGGGTTGGACTCAATTCTAATATAAAGAATTAATAATAGAATCGGTAGAAATTTGTTTTAAATCTTCGAACATAATCATTTCATTGAAATCTTTATATGGCATATTAGCGGGCCATCTAAATACATTTTCTCCTTTATTCAATAATTCAGTTATTTTAATTTTTGATGACTCATCAAAAGATGGGTTATCAAGAACCCATATTCTTTTATGAAATGGATATTCTGCTAATTGATCATTTTGAATTTTTGTTAAATTCAATCCCGCCGCCGCGACACCATTTTTAACGAACATGGAATCTATTGGTCCTTCAAATATGAAAATATATGGAAAAGATTCATCTATTTTATTAAAATTAAAAATAGTTTTATCGTACCCATATTTTCCAAGATATTTTGGGTTTTTATTTTCCAAACATCTTGTTTGATAAAAAACTATTTTATTTTTTCTATCATAAAACGGAATGCATAATCTATTTTTATGAGAGAAGTCCGATAACGATATATAAAATGTATTGGGTTTATTGGGCGCAACGTCCAACTTTCTTTCTTTAATATAATCTAAACATTTTTGAACTGTTTTGTTTTGTTTGTAAAAACAAATTTGTGATTCGTCTGTTAAATTAATAGAGTCTGTTGGTAAATCCGGTAATTCTTTTTTTCTTTTTGAAGTTAAATTTGTTAGCCGGATATCTATATCTTTAAAATTTTCGTTTGAAAAAATTTCGGAATCCATTTCATCTTTGTTTATGCCGCATACGCTAGTAATCCAGCTAAACGCGGACCACGAACGAGAACAATTAAAACAATAAAAAGTATTGGTTTCGGGATAAA